TATTGGTGCTACAGAGTTCATTCGCGCTATTTTATCTTGTCCTCTACTTGGAGTGTAAGATGTTACAGGAATACCCATCCTGCGTAACTCTTGTGTTAAGGGTGTACCGCTTGCTTTAGCTTCAATCAATATACAATCTGGCTCCCAATATTTGTATTCTTCCCATGCTAATTTTTTCAATTCTGGGAAGTCTACACGCACTCTTTTTGCATCCAACAATATTATTTGATCTGCTTCTCCATCTCTGGGACTAAAAATAGCCCAAGTGGTTATTGCAGAATAGTCAGCCGTTTCTTTTTTACTAAAAGCAGTATCGTAACTTTGAATTACATAACTGTAAGCCGGAACGTCACGATCCCATGTTCTCCACCATTCTCTTTTTACTATAGCGCCTTCTTCAGCAGTAGGATTTTGTAGCCATTGAGAGTTCCATTTAGAAATAGGTAAAGATGCTTTTACAGATAAAAGTTCTTCTTTTTTCCAAAACTCAGGCCATAAAGGTGTGTCTGACTCTGGCATGATCGCTGGAAACTCAACCACCTCCCATTTATCAGCGTATTCATCTGTTTGCTTTTTAAGCACTTTTCCAACGAGGTCTTTTGTACTCCATCGTGTCATTACAATGATAATAATACCGCCAGGCTGTAAACGCTGTCTTGGACCTGATGTGTACCATTCATAAGCGCTTTCCATAGCTGTTGGTGACATGGCATCTTGTTCTGAGTGAGGGTCGTCAATAATCAATAAATCTGCGCCTCGTCCTGTGATAGCACCACCTACACCTGCGGCAAAGAACTCTCCATCTTGATTAGATGTCCATCTACCTGCGGATTTGTTATCAGCTTGCAGTTTTAAATCAGGAAATATAGTGCTGTATTCTTCACTTCCAATTATATTTCTGACTTTACGACCGAACCTGACTGCAAGTTCTGCTGTGTGTGTGGTTTGAATAATTTTTAAATTACCGCGCAAACCCATCATCCAACTAGGAAAGAAAGTGCTTGCAAACTCAGATTTAGAGTGTCTTGGCGGTAAACATACGATTAACCGTTTTAATTTACCTTGAGCTATACGATTAAATTTTTCACCAATAATTTTATGATGACGACCTTCTACAAACTCAGGCCACATGTGTTTTAAGTAGGTTATAAAATCTTTTTGACAAGAATCTTGCTTTTTAAGCTGTTCAAACCTATTAAGTAAAGCTACGGCTTCAGCTTGATCTTGTTGAGATAATATATCAAAGTCTTTTAAGGAAACCTCTGACATTAGACCTCATGCCACTCTTTACCTTGGAATAAAAGACTCTCAGCTTCACGTCTACGAATCAAACCATCTAAAGTTTTACCTCCAGCCTTGTTCCATCTTTTTATTTCGCTGGGTACTTTTGAGTAATTTTTAGCGTTAAGTTCCTTGAGCATCGTACTCGATTTTAGGTTTGATGGACCTAAATTATATACCCATGCACAAAGAGAATCGAATTGATTTTGGGTCAAATCAACTTCAACATATTTGTTAATATAATCTTCAAACTCAACTATATCTTCGTCAAACCTTTCATCAGCATACTCTTGTGTCCAAACATCACCCTCTTTCACACCGCGAGTTGCACCCCATCCGTTTGTCCAAACATTTGCAGAGCATAGATAAGCTTCTAATTTACATCCTTCAAATTTTTTTATTAAAGATTTGCCTTCTTCTGAAATTTTCATATCAACCCCATGTTCCATCTTTTCTGACTTTGGCGACTTTTTTACCACCATGATACTCAACTGCATGCCCTTCTTTAATAAGCTTCTGACAAATATCTTCGCCAGATTCAGAATACGGTATGCCAAGGATTCTTCCATACTTACCTTTGCCTAAAGATTTTAGTTTAAATTTACCAACGCACAACTCTTTTAATCGTTCTTTTGCAGCTAATCCTAGTTTTTTTTCATCAAGATTTCTTGTTCTACTTTCTGGAGTATCTATTCCGCTCAAACGTACTCTTTGTTTGTGTAATTTTACATCAAAGCCAAGGTCTAAGACTACATCTATAGTATCTCCATCTACCACTCTATCTAACTCTGCTTGGTAAACAAAAGCATCAGGTGATTTACTCATTTGGATTATCCTGTAATTCTGTCTTTGTATCTTGTTCTCTATAATACTCGATGATAGCCAAGACATTAGTAATGTATCTTTTAATCTCTGCCATGTTCATACTCAGGCTTTCATAGCCTTGTGTTGACAGCGCGTAATACGGCTCTGCTGGAGCTTTACCTTCTTTTATAAGCTGTAAATATTCTTCCATCACTTCTGGAGTAAGAACTCGCCATTTAATATCTTGCAAGCTTACTTCTAAAGGCATAGGAGGATGATACATAGGCGCTGGTAAAGTGATTGTTTTAACCTCTACTGGTACAGTTCGAGGCTCTAGCAAAGAACATGCAGAAATCATCAAAGAAAAACCGATTATTAAACTAATTGTTAACAGTTTCTTCATTTTTTTCCTCAAACATCTTTGGATCAGTTAATTCTAAAAAATCTGTTTTAACTTTAGCTGTGCCTTTATTAATAATGTTTTCAATCAATCCGGGTTTAGCCATCGCTAAATTAGTCATACTGTGTTTCTGAAAAGTGTTTCTTAAATTGTTAACTTCTCGCATTGCTGTTTGATTTTGGTCATTCAGCTTATTTATCTGCTCAGTTGTTTCTTTTTGCTTTGCTAGGTAATTATCTATGCTAGCATTTTGCTCGTCTATCTTTTGTTCAAGAACAACAGCATTTGCTTTTAAAGTAGCTATCTCTTTATCTTGTATTTTTATGTAAAACCATGAAGCAGTAGATACTGCTATCAACAATCCTGTGCTTATAAATGCTAGTTTTAATCCCATGTGTATACCTTCAATGCCTTTGCTTTGCCTTTTACTTTGATAGGCGTTAATTTTTTAAGATTATAGCCACAAAGTTTTTTAGTATTTTCGCCTATAAGTAAGTCTACTTTTTTCTCTTTTGTAGCACTTTCTAAACGAGCAGCAGTATTAACTGCGTCACCTATAGCTGTGTAATCAAATCTTATATCTGATCCCATATTGCCAATAATTGCATCACCTGTGTTGATACCTATACCAATGGCTACAGGAGGCAATCCTTCTTCTTTTAACTCTTTTGTTAAATCACCCATGTTATTAATAATATCTAGAGCACAATCAACTGCTATTTTCGGATGATTCTTCATATCTAATGGTGCGTTAAATATCGCCATCATTGCATCACCTATATATTTATCTACCATTCCACCATGTTTTTGCACTGCAGATTGCTGTGCTGTCAAAGCTTTGTTCATAATGTAAGTAACTTTTTCTGGCTCCAATGATTCTGACATTGAAGTGAAACCACGAACATCTGTGAATAAATAAGTAGCTAATCTTCTTTCACCACCAAGATTCAAAAGGTCTGGATTTTTCTGTAACCTTTTTACTTGCCTTGGGTCTAGGTAATGCTCAAATTGTTTTTTGATTTCTTGTCTTAGCTTGTATTGCTGTCTAAATCTCAAATAGAAAGCAGTTGAAGCTGTTATAAACTGAGATGCTAGTGCCCATGTAACATCTATAAGTAAACCTTTTTGGATAAGATAGTATCCAAGTAAGGCTGTTGAAGTAAAAAATATACAGGTAAGTGTTAATCCTAGCGTTATTCCTAAATAAGTTATTGATAATGCTGCTAGTAACACTCCTAGACTATATATTAGTACCTCAACAGCCAATGACCAATCTGGTATATATGGACTGTCTTGAATCAAGATACTTTCAGCTAATGCTGCTTGTATTTTATGCGGCTCTAGTAAACCAACAGGTGTAGCAAGTTGCGGTAATATACCTGCTGCATCAGTGCCTATAAAAACAAACTTTTCATTTACATTCATTTCTTCAAGAGTTGTTTGGTCTGTATTTACCCAACTTATCCATTTTCTACCAAATGAATCTGTTGGCACAGGGGGTAATCCTTGAACAACAATTTCTTGAATACCGTTTTGGTTTGTTTTAATTATGTAAGTATCTGACCCTACCAAAGCTTTTAAAACTTCAGTTCCAAATGCAGAAACCCATCCATCAGGTGTTTTCATAAGTAACGGTATTCGTCTTACAAGTTGGTCTACATCAACAGGTGCAGATGCAATGCCCTGTGCTGCTGATCTTCTCAACACCTCAATGTTTTGAACAACACCTGAAACAGGATAGCCACCAACAGGATCACCCATAATGACTGTGCCTACAGTGCTAGGGTAGCCACTACCTTCGTTTTCATACATGGCTAAAATACTGTTGCTGCCTAGCAAAGATTCTGCAAAATCTTCATCTCCACCTAAACGATCTTTTTGTGGAAAAGCTACGGTCCAACCAACCCCTAAAGCGCCACGAGATATTATCTCTCTTTGTATTTCAGCTAATCTTGCTCTAGGTAAAGGCCAACCACCTTCTCTTTCAATATCTTCTTCAGTAATATTTAGTACAGTAAAATAGTTCGATTGTTGTTTTTCTGCAACTAACGCATCAAAAGTTTTTAGCTTTACGATCTCTAAGGGTGTCCATTGCATTATCAGTGGCAATGAAAGTAAAACTATAAACAGTATTGATTTGAGTAAATTCTTCATCCTTGTTTAATCTTTATAACG